TCTCCGTTCTCGCACCACTACCCGCGAACAAGTGCATGGTACGCATTCATGTTACCTACCGATCCTTTACTCGGCCACCTTCGCGCTCGGATGGCACGCACAGCCAAGCTCCTCCGCCAGCATCGCTACCCATGGCTCAATCCGCATGCAGCTCCCCAGTTACGCACGATGTCGATTCTTAAAACTTAGCTTGCGCGCGAGCGCAGTATTTTCACCAAACGTCTTTTGCCGCTGCCTGCCAATCTCGATAGCGCGCAGTTTCACAGAAAGACTCCGTCCCTTGGCCCCGTAGTTGTAGGCGTCCTCGATGATACGCAAGTAGTCCTTGCTGTTGGTCTGCCGCTGCAATAGAGACGGATTCCTAGAGATGCGATGCTGGAAGATCTCCGCATCGAACTCCGGAATTCGCAGCACCATGGATACGGCTGCCACAAAGGCGGACTGAGTAGCAAAGTCGATTCCGCAGCCCTTGCAGAAATCAACGACCCCAGCTACAGCCTCCGCGTGCTTCAGATTGTCAGACACGCGATAGGTCCCGACCTTCACTTTCTTCATCTGGTTCCCGCTTCCGGCTCCTTCTCCTCCGAGAAGCGAAATTGCGGCCCCCTGGGTGAGCCCATGTCTCTTCTTGAACGCAATAACTTTCTGACAGTTCTCATCGCCCGCCTTTGCTCGCGCAATTAGGAAATCCACGATGGACCAACTAGAGGACGAATCGCCTTCCAACTCCCAAATGTTCGTGTTGGTGTCATCAATCACATACCACACCGCAAGACCAAGGCGCTTTGCATAGTCTAGCCTGTGATGACCACGAATGACCTTCAGAGTCCCTCGACCGTTCCTGACGCACTGAATCGGAGAGGACGGCATGAAGCCGTGATGCTTCATCGACTCAAGAAGCGCCGGGTGTTCCGACATGTCCCGATTCAGCTCGTGCATTTCGAACATGCCGTAGTCCTTCGTCACCTGCAACTTCGGTTTGTTCATGCTATGCGTGCTCATCTAACCACTCCCTCACAAAAGCGAGCGCCTGATTGCGCTCTACGTCATCCGTCCTAATTTGCTCAAGGTCCATGATCGCCATGCGCGCAAATTGCAGACCGTTCGCAGGAGGACCGAGCCTCCGCAATGCTTGTGATTCTGGAAGCTCTACGATTTCCGGCTCTTCGATTGGTGGCGCTTCCCTGCGCGCTGGGTACTGCTTGCCGTCTTGGCCTGTCGTGGTCGCGGTCTTCGAGTTGCCATACACCACAACTAGATTGCGTGGCGTCCCGGTCGGACTGTGGTCCGGAGAAGACAGTGTGGTGCGATTGATACAGGTGTCGGATTCCGACACCTGCGGTGGGTACTGCTTGCCGTCTTGGCCTGTGGTGCGATTGACACAGGTGTCGGATTCCGACACCTGCGGCCTGTGGGCGATCACCATATCAACCCCCACCCCGCACATCGTGGCCACAGCCCGGCTGCTCAGCTTAGGGAACTCCCTCAACGCTATCTCCACGCAACGCCGCTTGTCCGCGTTCGTGCGACGCGCCCCCTGTGTCGCGTTGGCCCCGAGCGCGTGCTTCAACGCGGCCACTCTCCCGCCAGGCTCCAGCTTGGCAGCAATCGTCTTCGCGTTGATCTTCCTGGCCGCGAAGACCCTGTGCCAACCGTCGCCTATCCAGCACTGCGCCCGCGTTCCGAATACCTCGACGGGAGGGAACTTGTCGCCGGCCACCATCCCCTTCGCGTAGTCGTCCACAACCGCCATATCTATCGACGCCCTGCACTGAATCGATGCGTCCTGATCTATCACATCCAGTTCTATGTTCATCTGTGCATACCTCAAGACAAGGCTGCGCACCCCCTTCTCGCCCGCCTCACCTCCGCCCGGCAGTCCCCACGCTTCCGCGAGTGACTACAGCTTGCTTAGTCCCCAGCCCAGCCCCGGTGTAGGTCTTGCCACACTCAGAGGGCAGGATGATTGTCCGTCTGTCCCCGGCGTGGGCCTGGATAGGCGACGCCCTACCGACGCATCGCGCATCACAGGATGTGTCTCGGTTGGATTGTACGATCCCAGACTTAACACGCTGACGATTGTGAGCTACGGAGCGACTACATGTCAAGAAGAAAAAGTAACCGGCCGGGTGTGTTAAGCCCACCTTTGCGGTGGAGATGTGCGCCCCGGCCGGCGTACGCCCGCGCAAGTGGAAGTATAACACGAGTCACCCGCACACAAGGTCAAGCGTTTTCTCGGCAGCCGCCTTTGCGCACGCCAAGCACAACACCACGTCTCCATATCTCCCAAACGTCCACGTTGGGCAGCGTGAGCATCGCGCCAGGCAGCCGACCCCCTTATCTCCAAGCCCAGACACATGCGCAGGCCAAGGAAAGTGCCAGTCGCAGCCGGTACCATGGCTGAGCTTGATACCCTGCACGATGCCTGGCTGATAGCGTGGCTCAGACAACGTGGTGCTCCGCCAGATACGCGAACGGGTCAGGCTTCTCGTGCGTCTGCACAGCCCGTAGGCGAAGATCGTCGTAGGCCTCGTCACCGATCCACTCGCGGCAGGCGCGCTCCCACTCAATCGGATGATGGTGTACCCACCTGTGATGTCCAGAGCAGAGCCCACGAATGTTCAGCTCGTCGAGCGCGATGGATGGGTAGGCGCCGACGCCAAAGATATGAGCACCTTGAAGCACGCCTCCGCAGTTGAAGTACATCCCGCCCATGACGCAGTGGCCATCTCGCTCGCGTGCGAGCTTGCGGGCTAGGTTTACAGCTTTGATCCACGCCTTGCGCCGAGCGCGCTGGCTCTGAGGATTTAGACGTCGGCCGCGAGCGATACGCTTGCGTGGCCTTGGAATGCGCTTGGCTGACTTCGGCTGAGGTGTCATGCCTTGGCCTTCCCGGTTACGATCGCTCGCATATCGCGCCCCCTGCCCTTCAGAATCCTGCGGATCGTGGGGTTCGCCATGTCTGGCGGCTTCCACCCGTCTCGGTCTGCGTTGGCGCGCTCGACCCGGATGCGCGTCTCGGCCAGAATCAGCGCCTGACGCCAGGTGCGGGTGTCGCCATGCTTCCAGCGCGCCCACCGCGTGGTCACTCTGCGAGCAAGTCGCGTTAGGAACATCGGAGCAGCCTCAGTAGCCGGTCGGTCACGCGCTGGCGCCAGAGACACGCGGAAGGATCGCACACCTCGATCCATAGCCAGACGGTCACGCATCCGAGCGCCAGAACGACAGCCTCAAGCCACATTGTCTCCCTCCCAGCGAGAAAGGCCGGCCCCGAACGTCTCTGCGTCCGGAGCCGGTGTCACGTTGGATCGCTTCTGATTAACAGCCGCTCGTGGTTCTCTGGTGGCAGGCCTCCGCTCACGCCTTGGTTTACGCCGGGCACAAGCGCCCGGTGTCACGTCGTCGTCTACGCTCTCGCAGCGAGGGACCATCGCACCGCTCGCGGATAGGACCATAGGACATCCACATAGAGACCACTGCGCGCTCATCGCTTGCCTCGCTCTCTCTTGGCCTGCGCCTCGGCCCGTTCCTTGGCGCGTTCCGGCTCCTCGTCTTCAAGCGCGCAGGCCAGGCAGAGCTCGCGGTGCCGAACGGACCGATTGGTCGGAGTGAATGGCGTCCCGCAGTCGGCACACAGTTGGCGTTTCATCCTATAGCCTCCTCTGGGCATTCATTCGGCTCAGGCAGCCGCGCCTGGTAATGGTCCCACGCGAAGGCTCGCGCATCCTTATCGAACGCCGAATACTCCTCGGTTGTCATGGTGCGCGTCGGGATCGGCAGCGCGGTACCAAGTGGCCCCTCGACACTGCCGCGCAGGATCAGCACGAGCGCGTAATGGGTCTCATCTTTCGAGTATGGATCGAGTCCGGCAGCGACTCGCGGAGCAGACCACAGCTCTTGGAAGAACGGGACGACGACGCCCCAGTGATAGCCGCGTTGCCGATCACTGTGCAGAGTCTTCTCGGACTGCACGCTCACGACAACGCGGCCGGGCTTCATGGTCGCGAGCTGCGCGCGCCACCGCGTTGGATCATCCAGCGTGAGCCGATGGTCGGCGGAGATTGCTGCTCGCTGGCGGATCATGACTCCTCCGCCTTCATCGTAACGTTGTCGTCGTGCTCTTCGGCGTCGCTCCACTTCCAGAGATGCAGAGCGGCAGAGAACGCTTCGCAGTAGACGTGCATCTTCTCGGGTTCGATGTAGAGCACTTCGAAGGCTGGGTCAGTCTCGACCTTCGGCAGCCTCACGATGCAGCCCCAGGGCATCGACTTGAGCTGCTCCATTTCGACCAGGCAGTGACCGAGGGCTGCAACTTGCAAGCGCGCCTCTTTGTAAATCGCCTTGCCCGTCTTGTTGTCCTGCACGACGATACCGCGCGATCCGTCCGGGAGAGTCAGCTCGGCTAGTAAATCGAGCGTCCCGGCGTAGCCGTTGTTTCGTGACCACACGCGCTGCTCGACTCCCATCGGAGCCATGTTGACAATCTTGGCCCAGTCCTGCCAGGCCATCGCAGCCCACAGGGCCGGGTCGCAGACCTTCGGCTCCTCGCCAACCTCCATTTTCAGATCACGACGCAGCCACCACTCGATCAGCGCGTGAGTTTGGCTGCCGATGTCTCCGGCCTTTGACAGGAGCTTTTGACTTGCTTTCAGCTTCCCGATGCGCGCGACTAGCGAGGCCTGGTAGGCGTCGCGCGCCATCTTCGGCGCAGTCGGCACGCTCTCCCATAAGTCGCAGGCCGCAGAGATGCACGCCTCGCGCTCTACCTTCGCTGCCCAGCCGACCAGTGCCGGCTTCCCGATTACCCCGAGAATCGTGGTCACCGAAGGATAGAGTGTTCCATCCACATCATAGAAGCGGGCGCTACTACCGAAGCGGTTCGTGCGCTGTACGCGCTTGGCGGTTTCCATGGATCACTCTCCTGCGCTAAAACGGGACCGCTTCCGCGTCTTCGTCTGCTGCGGCTTCGATGTGGTCCTCGACCTTGCGATCACAAACCCGAACGTAAGATGGGTCCGCGTCGATGCGCTCCTGACCCTTGCCGAGCGGGACGATGGCCTGCACATTCGCGTACTTCTTGCCATTCTCGGCGACGTTGTGAACGAGTTGGATCTGGCAATTCGCATGCAACAACTTCTCTAGATCGAATTGTTTCAGCTCCTCGGTGGTAAACTTTCGGCCGCGCCATGCCTCCAACAGAGGACGTAGGCGCCCCTTTTCGTGCAGCGTGTTGGTGAAACGCGCTACTACCAGATGTCGGCGCCCTTCGGAGTCTTTGGTATCTGTCTGCCAACGGATCTCTGCCTTGAGCTTTTCTCCCCACTGTGTCGGCATCATCCCAAGGTCCACAACGTCACAGCAAACAGCTTGATGCAGCCCTTCTGGCGCAGTCTCGAATTCGCGTCGATTGTCACGACTGTAGATTGGCATTGACTCTAATCCTTTTCCGCGCCACACTACGGGCGCATCGTTCGTCTCTCTCTCAGCGCCTCTGCCCATCTCCCGGACAGGGGCGCTCTATCTGCTCCTCAGTTCCCGACGCCTGCCAGCCTCTCACCGTTCCATGGGCAGCCATCGGGCGTTTTCGCCGCTAGACAGTACCGCGCGTGCCACGCGTCCAACTCGGCTCGATGCTCAGCGTAGCCCTTGCTACAGAGCGCGTAGCCATTGCTCCAGAGCGCGTAGCCCTTGCTCCTGAGCGCGTCGCCCTTGCTCCAGAGCGGGTAGCCCTTTCTACTGAGCGCGTAGCCATTGCTCCAGAGCGCGTAGCCCTTGCTCCAGAGCGGGTAGCCCTTGCTCCAGAGCGCGTAGCCCTCGCTACTGAGCGCGTAGCCCTCGCTACAGAGCGCGTAGCCATTGCTCCAGAGCGCGTAGCCCTTGCTCCAGAGCGCGAGCGCTTCGCGGATCGCCTTTGGTAGCTGGCGGTATTGATATGGAGTCACCTGCCACATGCAGCGCAGGCGCATCGCATGCTCTGACTGGGGCTTGTACTGTAGGATCATCTTCTTGCGCGCGGAGTACGTGAGCCCCACGGTCAGTAATCCTTGGTGATGTCCATGACCTAGCAGTAGCATCGTCCTCTCCTATCGTATCGGCGCCCAAAGTCCCCACAGACCCGCTACTCCCTGCCGGATGCCCAGCACACCCCAGCCGATCATCACCACGAACGCGAGCCAGGCCAGGACCGCCAACGGGCACTCGATTGCATGGAGCAGCCGGTCGGCGGAGATTAGCGCGGCGTCGATGCTGTGCGCTTGGCCGGTCATCGCTCGGCCTCTTTCGCCAGCGCCGCGATAGTCGCAGCGTGTGGCCGCTTGCCACGTCCATGCAGCAGCACCGAGAACTGCCGCGCGCTCAGCTCGCACGCTACGGCCGCCTGCTCTAGGTTCCGATGCCTAGCCCGCACGCGCTTGGCCAACACCTGAGCCTGTCTGACTATGTTCATTCCCTCACCTCTCAGTTCTCCTCTCGTTCGTGAATCGCCGCCGCGGTGTCCACGTCGCGCTCGCTACCGTCTGGGCCGTACTGCTCGCTGGAAGGATAGGCGCAGGCCGGGCAGAGACCGTCGGTCAGAAGCTCCTGATCGAGTGCGCACTCGCCGCACAGCCGGCATTCGCCCAGCCTGTGGCGTCCCATCACTGCACCTTCTCTCTTGCATCCGCGAGCCAGACCGCTTTGCATGCTGGGCAGACGGCGTGCGAATCGCTGTCGGTCACCGCCGGCCCCAGGTCGGCGAAGCACCACGCACACACGCTGTGCGGATCGAGCCGGGCAAGATCGCTGTCGGTCAGGAGCTGGCGGGCGCGAGTGCGGATCTCTACGTCCTGGTCTGAGTGCGCAACTACTCGCAGGCCCTCTAGTGTGGCTCGGTCAGTGTAGGTGGTTTTCATTTCGTCCCTCTCAAGTACATCCTCGCATAGTGCAGGCAGCATGTCAAGCATTATCTTCAGAGCCACGCGACGACGAGCACATGGCCGGGATGAACCCTGAGCCACTCGCGCGCAACTTGTGCGACGTCCCTGCCGATCCAGCCAGTCACCGGCAAACCGACAGGGCGCCCTTGTTCTTGCCTGTAGGCCGTCGTGATCTGTGTCATTGTCCAGCCCTCCTGCTGTACTACATTGCAAAAGCGAGCCCACAGGAGCAGCGTTGATATGACAGCAGTTACGGCTATTTCCGCGCGACGATATCGGGAGAATCCCCTACTGTCGGGCTGAACGCCCGCAGTGTGGGCAGGGGGCTGGGTGCGCCCGTCGGTAGCGGCTGCGGCACGCCTCTCCCGCCCAGACGCGCTGAGCTCCAGAACGCTTGCGCCCACACCCGCAGGCGCAAGAGCCGTCCAGGGTCATGGCGTCACGGTACAAATGACGCTCTTGGATTGGCGGGCTGACGTGACCATCGAATACGAGTGCGGGCGTGACGTGAACCGCCGTGGTGCCCACTGCCGGTATCGACGTCAGGTCGTCGAGGTGTACGCGCGGGTTCTCGCGCTCCCACTTAGCCTTACTGCACTTCCGGCAGCGTTTGGCGTCGCGTCGCCGCGCGCGGAACGGCTGGTTACAGTCTGGGCAGATGAAGTTGTGCGGTCCCTTGGGGATTCGCTTGGTAGGCATAGCCAGCAGTATACGCTATCGTCTGCGGACGATACAACAGGATCCTGCGCGGCCACGCGGGCAACCGAGCGAATGTCGCGGGCGACTCCAGACAGTTACTGATTGACAATACGCGCAGAATGTGCGTTACTTGGTTTGTCTACGCTGGGCCTGGACGGTCACCAGCACCCCGGAGGCCGCCGTCATAGCGGGGAAGCGGCAGCGGCCTCCGGTCTTATCTTCGCCCTACTACGCGGCGCTCAGACCCAACATACGACTGAGGACCACACCCGCCCGTAAGCATCCGCACGTCATGCGCGCCCTTGAGCGTGGCGAAGGCTTCGCGGTCAGTGCCGGCGCGGACTTCGAGGTCCTTGATACGCTCCTCGACCTCCAAGATTGACTTGGTGTGGGCCGCCAGCTCGGTAGCCTGTCCGGCTATTCCCTGGAGCGAGATGGCCACGTCGGAGAACCACTGCTCGGTAGGAATGCGCTTTAGCGCTATGGCCGCAGAGGTCCACTCGTGTGAATTCTCGCTCACGGTTTTCATGACTTCGTTCATGCGCCGCATCGTAGGTCGCATGAACATCCCCAGAAGGGATGATCCGGCCCCGGCAGCCGCACCGCCGAGCACGAGCGAGAATATCAGCAGAAACACGAGCTGCTTGACGTTGAGGTCCGCCAAGAGCTGGTACAGTACCCCGATGAAGCCCGACGGGAGCGCGGCTACCGTCATTCCAACGCCTTCTTTTCCAGCGCGTCTAGGCGCGCCTCGCACTTGGTGACACGATCGGCGAGAGCGGAGTCGGAGTCCTGTAGATCGTTCACCGCTCCGGCCAGGTCTTGCAACTTGACGCTCTTGCCCTTCTTGTCAATGACCACGCCGCCTCCGCTCGCCACCGCTGCTGCGGTTGCTGTGGCATTCGCGGCCGTGGCCGCAGCAGTGGCGATGACGTCCGCGAGTTGTTGGCGTCGCTGTACCTCGGCCACGTCGGGAGGATCTTGCCTCATCATCAGATCCAAATCGGATACGACTCCTCGTCAACCACGACAGCCTGCGCTGCTTTCCAGATTGGCAGGTACGTGCGCTGATCCGACAATACCGCCGCGATGCGCCCGAAGAGCACGTCCGTTTCTGTGCTAAGCGGGACAACCCAGAGCGGCCAGCGCCCGTATTCGGAGCGCTCGACGACCTCCATCAAGAACTCGATTCGATCGGCTTGGGCATGCCACTTGACGGGCATCGTCAGGCGCCGTCGCGCAACCTGCTCTTGCGGGATGACGACCAACCCGGCGTTGCCCGCGCGCGTCTGCGTCAAAGCACGGTCGGTCTGGTAGCCCGGCGCATCGGTCTTTTGGGCCAGCGTATACGCCTTCGACAGTGTCATGGACCCGATCTGGATGGCCGCGTCGTTTGTGCCCGTGAAGATGATCCGCTGATACCGTAGATCGCAGGGCGTCACCTCGCGATCGTAGAAGTGATTCTCGTAGGCGGTGATCGCCGCATTGACCGTGGTCTGCTCGCCCACGAAGGCGCCCGTCGCGCTCCCGTACCAGCCCACTGTCACTGGGCCGAGATTGTGGCCATGGAAGGCCAGGAAGTCCGCCGATGGCCAGACGCGGAAGTCGTCGACCCAAGCATCGCCCGTGTTCGTCGGTTCGGTTGCAATGGCGATCAGCCAAAGCGAGAGTAGCGGGCGCCCGCTGGCCAAGAAGCTCGGCATCGTGAACGGGAGCGTCGTCACTGTCCATGCTGGCGTCGTCTTCGCCGTAGCGAAGTCCGCGGCGGCAGCGCCGGCCGCGTTCCATGTCCCATCGCTCTTGAGGTACTGATTCGTATCTGGACAGAAGAGGCGCGCCCGAGAGTACACCGTGCCGTCCCCGAGCTGCGCCACGCTCACGACCTGACGCGAGCTGCTCGGGACGTTCGCGAAGACCTTCGTCACCTGCGCGTAGGCTCCAACACCGGCCGTCGGCACGTGGAGCTTTGCGCTCTGCGAGCCGCTGTTGTGCTTCGTCGCGTCGATTGACGCCAGGTTGCTGGCGCCGTTCTGCGTCGCTGTCCAGCCGCCGGCAGCGAGAGTCGCAGCCTCGAAGCCGCCATCCCGGATGCCGGCGCTGTCCGCGCGGTCCAAATCCGCCGAGATGTAGACGTTAGCTGTGGGCGGGGTCGCGAAGGCGAACGGGCGACCGCCGCGACCATCGCACAGGTTGGCCGGCGGGTAGTTCGCGTTGTAGGCAGAGGTCGTGACGAGAGCACCCCCCAGGAGGTCGCTGTACCTTCCGGCCACTACTACAAGGTCTGCCATCTCAGGCCACCGGGGTCTCTGCCACCGCCTGCGCGATCCACGAGGTGCTGATCGCGGCTATCTCTGCATCGCTCAGGCAGCGTGGCATGATCAAGGTGCGACGGATGCAGGAGTCGGCCCCGTAATAGTTCACGTTGAGAATCGCTGGGCTATAGAGCTGCGGTATCAAGGGCGTCGAGACGCCCCGGCCGAAGACAGTGCCCTTCACGCCGTTGACGTAGAGTGTGGAAGTTGGCGAGTTGGTACCGTTCTCGCCAGCCGCGCTCGACCAGGTGAGCGCCACAACGTTCCAGGTGTTGCGCGTCACGTGCGCGGATGCGGCCAGGCATCGAGCCTGCCCTCCGGCGAAGTCGAAGAAGTTCCAGAACGCATTAGACGGCCAGTACCAGAGAGCATTGCGTACGTTCTGCCCCACAACATCCATGTCCATATGGAAAGAGCGGATCGCGGTCGGCTCCGAATCTGTGTCGCTCCACAGTGGCCGGAACAAAAACAGCATCGTCCCGCAGATCGTCGAGAGGTACTGCTGCCCGGACACAGGAACTCCAAGAGTCACCGTGTCGGCCATGCGTAGGTACGCTGCGGTTGTCGTGGGTATCCGGGATGTTGCACAGCTCGCGCTGATGGCCGCGGACATCCATGCGTCGTATCGCTCCTCGAGCTGCACATGCTCGACCCAGCACACAGCGCCGTCTGCGGTAGCAGCCGGAAGCACGATGGTCAGCGTGTAGTTGGTCGCCGAGCCGGTGATAGGCGTTGATTGGTGACGATGGATGCCCAGCGCGTTTGCCGTACCCGCGCAGAGATTGACGCAGGAGCCGGCCTGCCACGCCGGAGGCGCGGAAGTGTCGTTCCAGAATTTACCGTCAGTACGCGATAGACGCCAGCTCGGCGCAGTGATCGCCCAATCTATCGAGACCACTAGATTCTGCGTCGCCGTCGTGATAGCCGCCGCGACTGTCGCCGTCTGGTCCGCCTTTGCGCCGCCTGCGCCATGCACGAACTTCAACGCATAGAGCGTCACGCTTTGATCGAAGAGATCGTAGCCGCTGGCGAGTGTGGCCGTGGCCGCGAGTGTGCCGCCGTGGGCAGCATCGGTAACGAGCGTCCAGCCCGTACCGGCTGCATCGAAAGCGGAGTGCAAAACATGATTCTTCGCCGCGCCCTCGTACAGCTTGCCCCACGGCGTTATTGCCTCAACGTCGGGCGCCACGCGGGCGACGCGTCCATCCGTGCAGCGCTCGACCCACTTATACGATGGCCGCCCGAACGCGCGCCGTGTGCCGCCCGGCAGAACGATCGAAGAGCCCTCATTCCATCGGTTGCTCGCCACCTGTGGGCGCCCGTTGTCATCGTAGTAGCCGACCAGCCGCCGGTTGAGCGTCTGCCCGTGCAGCGTCAGAGCCATCGCGTCAAGGTCCAACTCCCACGAGTCGAGCCTGACCTCACGCTGCTGCCACACGGCGTCGGCGATGCCCGCGCCACCGGGATCGGGAGCCGTCAGGTCTTCGCGCACGGCAAGCGAGTCGCCGAGATACAGGTCGAGGTATTCAAGGGATGCCGGGCTGATCGTCGGCTCCTCGCGGGGGGCGCCCAAGAAGAAGAGCCGGCGCCCGCCAGAATCCTGCCCCTGGGACACGGCGTCACCGCGTGTCCCGAACATCGAGAGGTAGTACCCTGCGAGCGCGTAGTATTGTAGAGAGAGCGCGGTATTCGCCTCTAGATACGCGTTGTACATGCGCACCTCGGCCATGCGCACGTCCGAGTAGGCCGGAGCTGCCTGCCCATTCCTGCCCAATACGATCTTGTACGCCAGGCTGGCGATGCCTCCGGTACTGACGGTCTGCTGATACTGCCGCGTCCCGCTCGGAGTCCAGAGTGAGGTGCTGATCGTGCCCGTTCCCCCCGCCACGAAGATCGCCGTGTACCACTGCTGCAACGTGATGGCGAATCCTGCGGTATAGGCCCAGCCAGTTCCGTTGTAAACACCGAGGAAGATCGTGGGCGTCGTCCCGCCAATGTTACGAAGGAAAATCCCAAATCCGCCATTGGCAACGCTGCAACAAAGTGGCGACTCGTTGAGGTTCCCCGTCGCGCTGTTGGTCGTCACCGAATTAACGTACAACTGCATTGCTAACGTGAACTGGCTTGACGCCGAGTAGACTGACGCATTGAGGCTCGACAACATGTACGGCTTGAAGGCGCCCGATGGACTAAACGCGACGCACTTGCGACCATACGGCGCGGTGGTCGTGTCCACGTTCGGGTCGGTGTTGTCGGTTCCGCCGCCGGAGAAATAGCCCGTCCCGCCAGAGCTGTCATACCACGTTGATAGCCGATACGCGGCAGTGACAAGCTGCGCTGAGACAGCCTCCGATGACAGCACTAGCGTTGGTGGGTATGTGCCGCCGACATCGAGCTTGGGATCTAGGATGCTCATCGCGCCTCCGCCGGTCCCCACGTGCATTGCAGCGCGTCTTCGCGCACCATCGCCCCGCCACTGTCGCCCATGAGCACGTCTGTCACCATGCCCGCTGCGGAATCGCCCAGCTTCAGCCGTAGCGTGTCGCAGAGCGAAGTCGTGTCGCCGACCTCGGGATACTGAATCGGCTGGCGGCACTCGCCGGCCAGCAGCACGGGGCTCGTCACGTAGGCGTCACCATGCGGCGAGTCGACCATGAGCGCGAGCTTTCCCGTAGCCGTCCAGTACGGCGCGATCTGCGTCTGCTGGCACCAGGCATTGAGCTCGGACATTCCGGTCGTCTCGCCCGAGATGATGCGATTGGCGCTACGCGTCGTCGCGTTCGCGCGCCCCGCGAGAAAGACTTTGGCCGCGTCGAAGCTGGCCGTGTCGATGCCGACGACAGGCGCGGTCAAGCGCGTGTACCAAACGCCGTGGCTGCGGTTGAAGACGAAGTTGTGGCAGAAGTGCTCCAGCACATCGACTTCGTCAGTGATGAGCGTGCCGCTGCCATCGCCTACGGTCTCGTAACCATCAACATCCGCCGTAATCGTGTTCGTTCCCTGGTCGGCGACAAACGCGATCTGCGTCCAGGTGTCGCCGTCGAGCACTGGGTATGCGATCGTGTAGTCGGTCGTCAACGTCTTGAGTGTGCCCTCCGAGTACACGCGCGGAACGCCCTTGAACGCCCCGAACGCCAGCGTGTAGGTGTAGGGCGTCCCCGAAGCTGCGTCCCGGATCGCCGTGACGCAGCCCTTCTGCGCCGAGGCATAAGAATCGCAGTGGCCCCACACCAGCGGGGCGCATGTTCCGACCAACGCCGGGTCGATGTTGCGCCTGTTGCTTTCCGTCAGTCGGCGCGCGATCGTGGACCTAAGCGGCGCGTCGAGCGGAACAAACGGCAGATCCCACGTCAGCGGTGCCGGGTTGCCCCATCCGCTCTGAAGAGTTCCCGCGAACAACTGGAGCCATGAGCCCTCGGGCACGCGCGTCGTCGGAGCGGCCAAGTAGTAGGCGCATGTCGACCCGGCGACACGGTATCCTTTCGCGCACATCGTCGACCACCAGCGATCGTCGTTGCGCTCCACGATCTGAAGCGTGCGTGTCGCACCCTGCGTTAGCGACATCGACACGCGATCGGCCGCCTCGCCCACGGAACCGAACTTGGTCACGATTCCATCGTAGTAGGCGCCGCCCAACTCGCAGACGCCGCCAGGAGCGCGTCCCCAGTAGAGCGTGCCCGTTGGGCCGTAGAACTTGACTAGCGGATAGACCTCGGGGCTCTGCGATTGCATCTCGGCGAGCATCGCCGCGCTGAGTCGTCCTGGCATCAGAGTATCCCCCCTTGCGTCATCAGTTTCACCATGCGACTCCCTCCCCCAGCAACGTCTCGCCCGAGCGCCTCGCCTAGAGCGCGAATGACCGCAGGTCGCACAAGCTGCTCGACGCCCGGCGCGGCTCCGCGTAGATCCATGTGGACTGTGATGTTCTGGCTGGGACGGTTCGACGATGACGTCAACATAGTCGCCATCGCCGACAGTAATTGGTCCCCCATGGCTCCAGTGGACATCAGCCGCTCCGGAGTTCCGATGAGTTCGTTAGCGTCTACAAAAGCGAGTCCGGGCTGCGTGACGCGTCCGCCTCCGGCGAGATGTTCCACGTGCGCCGCAAGTTCTTCTGGGGACATGCCAACTCCGGACGACCGCGCCGTGGCCATCGCGCCAGAGATCAAGCCGCCACCGCCAGTTCCGGCGCCCGATATTGCCTGCTGCTGCGCGGAGCCAAAGGCCGAGCCCATATCCGCGATTGATGCGCCTGCGTCTTTCGCTGCCGGAATGATGCCCTTGATCGAGTTGACGAGATCCTGAATACCGGACATCAGCGTTTTGAACTGCGCGGTCATGTCGGCCGAGAACTTCAGCGTCGACAGATCCTTTAGCTTGTGGCCGGCGGCGTCGGTCAGGTCGCCCTGATCGGCCATCGACTGGAGCATTCCCCGCATCGACTCGGGGATCGTAACGCCCGCCTGCTGGCATTGCTTCACATAGGCATTCATGTCGCTGGCCATCTTCTTATCGACAGCCACGACATCTGCTCCGCGCGCCGTGAGCGCGCTCCACGATTGCAGCAGGCCTGCCGCCTGCTGGTCCATGTTCGACTTTGCCCAGCCCGAGCCAAGCTCTTTGGTGGTCAAGCCGTACTTCTTCGCGGCGGCATCAGCGACACCATACGCGGAATCCTGATCCGCGATGCCCTTGTTGATCGCGTCAATGCTTTTCAAGAAATTTTCAGGATTGTCTGTATTGAACGCGCCAGACAACTGGTATCCGGCCTCTGCGGCGCGTTGGGTAAAGATCTCCATTCCGCCGCCGGCCGCGATCGCGTCCTCCTTCTGCTGCTTGAAGGCCGCCGCACCGTCAGCGAGTTTCTGGTTTAGGTCCGTCTGCGCCTTCGTCCAGTCGGCTTCAGTTTTGGAGGAGTAAAACTCGCTCAGGTCGGTCCCGGCGTTCTTTGCTGCCTCAGCCAACGCGTTGATGCCGCCTGCCTGCTCCGTGTAGGCATCACGGAGATCGTTGACGTGCTTCTCTTCCGATTGCGCGGAGAGTCCACCGAAGAGTCCGCCGAGCATTCCGAGCCCGCCGCCGATAATGGCCCCCGGCGCACCGAAGGCAGAGCCGGCCATCGCTCCGCTCACGGCGCCAGAGAGGGCACCCATGCCCGGTCCGGCTTCTTTGCCGCCTGCGACGATTGACTCGAATGCTCCCAGGCCGGCGGCGCCCTTCTGTGCAGTGGAGGCGTTCTTGTCCTTGAATGTGCTATAGGCGGTAGACGCCTGGTTCATTTCGGATGACAGCGCTGAAAATCCCTTCGCTGCGGCACTGCCAGCCCCGCCAAGATCTGAGATGATGCCGGACAAACTGCCGGCCATGGAGCCGAAAGCCTGCATCGACGAAACGCTCTGCTGAACAGCGTGATTGTAGTCAAGATCGGCCTTGGTTGCATCGACCGTGCGATTCTTGAGGTTGATGAGGTTGTCGGCCTGCGCCTTGGTAATTGCGCCTTGCTTGACTTGATCTTCCGTGGTGCGCTCGAAGGCGGCCTGCTCTCGCTGAAGGGCGCCGACTTGCTGGTCGTAGTCAGACTTGCTCTTATCCATCGCCGTGGACAACTCGTCACGCGCAGACTGCTGGGCCTCCATGCTCTTGATGGACTGATCCATCATCTCTTTTTCGATCTTCTTGGCCGCAACGGCGCGCATCGTGGCCACGTACTCGGCGTCGTAGGCGCGCTGGGAGGCTATCTTGGCTTCGTAATCCTGCCGCGCAGCCGCGCCCATGTTCAGCAGGGCCTCGACAGCCTTGACCTGCGCATCCGTGACTAGATGCGTCGCCTCGTACTCCGCTACCTTGCCCTCTACTTCGCGCTGGACGGCCTCTGTCGCGGCCGTGTATGGACTCACCAGCGCGGAGGTGGCCGCCGCGAGCTCGTTGTTGATCGCGATGCCTTCCTTGAGGTGCTCCAGGGCGATCTTGTGATCGTTGGCCTTCTCGGCTGCGGCCTTCTGTGCATTGGCTGCCGCATACAGGTTGCCGGCCATCGCGGAACCCTGGGCCGTCAGCTTGCCTTCGCTGTCGCGCAGTCCCTCGGTCTGGTTGAAGTTGGCCACCTTCGCGGCGGTCGCCGAATCGACTGCCATGGCCTCTTTGAGATAGCTGCCGTTCACCTGGTCGAGCACGGGCATCATCTCGGACTGCGCCTTGCCAAGCTCCGCTACAGTCTGGCGATACGCCTTGGTGGTCTTGTCCACCATCGCGACCGAGTCCGAGGCTATCTTCGCGGAAGCATTCGCTGTCATGGCCGCATTGGCATCGAAGGTTCCTGGGGCGCGCGGTACGAATTCCGCCTGCGGACTGACTCCGAGTGCCACCCCGCCGAAGGCGTTGTGCTGGATGGCGTAGTTTTGTTCGGCCGACGCCTTGTTGCCCGAAAACAGGGTGTTGTATTGGGCCGCCTTGGGACGCTCGGACACCCATTTGACGATTGCGGCAGCCACTTGCAGATCGACGATCAAGTCCTTGAAGAAGCTAGCGATGACCTTGAAGTTGTCCGGCTGGGCCAGGCTGGAAATGGAGCGAGCCAGGTCGTCCAGGGCCGCCTTGGCTTCTGGTGCCGTTGCGATGCCCACCACAACCGACTGCTCGAAATGCTTCCAGGACAGCCCGAGCATCTCGACGGCCTCTTGCGTCGCAGCGGCCTTGTCGATGACGTCTTCGCCCCACACGAGACCATAGTCGTGAGCGCTCTTCTTAAGGTCGTCCATGTTGCCCCGAACAACCTTCAGGATCTCCATGTTGCGACCGAATAGCTGGAAGGCCAGTTGCGCCTGGCGCGCTGGGTCTGGAATGTCGTGCAGCCCCTTGATGACCGCCTCGAATTCCTGTTGGGGACTCAGCTTGCGAAGATCATCGAACGACAAACCCATGTTGGCAAAACCAACCTTGACATCATCGCTTCCGGAGGCGATGGCGCGCGTCATCCTGGTGAGAGCGTCTGTGATTGTCTCCGAACTCATCCCCAGGCGCGCTGCTACTACTTGGTATTCTTGTAGCGTGGTAGTGCCGACTTCGCTTTGAATCGCCTGGTTTTCTAGGGCGTGGGCGAACTCAGTGAACTTCAGCGTCATGTTTCCAATGAGCAGCCCTGCCGCTACCACCGCTCCTATTCCGGCTGCTGCCGCAACGCCCCATGGACCTAGCGCCTGAAGCGCTTTTCCGACAATGCCGAGCTGTCCAGCGAACTCGTCGCATTTGCCCTGGACGACGCCTACCGCTTTGCCTAAAGCGTCGTGTGCGCCAGCCGCGTCCTTCGCTTGCTTTTCTGCGCCGCCCAAAGCGTCGGCTAGGGCCTTGCTCTGCTGCGCCAGGACCTGAAACATTGGCCCGGCAGTCTTCAGCGTGGCGCTGAAATCGTCCCTTACGCGCAGGATGGCTTCGACAGTGCCAGCGTCAAGAGTCAAGGAGTTCCTCTTGTGCCCGCCTGAAGTCCTCGCCCTTGACGAGATCCATCATGCGGCTGCCTTCCCAGCCCTTGAGGATGTTGGGATCGTTGCGCTGGTAGGCGAAGTATGCTTCTCCGAAGCGGATCGCCCAGAGACACTCAACCGCCAAGTCTTCGGGATCGTTGTCGAGGTCGTGCGCCACGATGGTCGGGCGCAGTCCGAACGTTTGGGCGATGCTGGCGATGAGCCAGACGCGGCGCACATGAGGATCAATCTTGGAGTCTGGCTCATTGGGGTCCTCTGCCAGCAGACTGTAGTACGCCGCTACCCTTTTCCCTCTTCCACCGCCTGCGCGGGGGCGTCGATCGGCCCGCAGGACAGGTCGACGATGTGCTCGTGGAGCGTCTTGGCGGTAGTTGCGTCCAGGTCTCCGATTAGATCCGGAGTCGGCGCCGGCTCGATGTCCCAACTAACGATACCGGCCTGCAACACCGCGTCCACGTCATAGGCCGCGTAGCGCGATGCGCGCTGCTGGTCCGGCGTCGGCGCCTTCTGTACTTCCGGGTTGGCCTGTTGCGCCGAATCAAAAAACGCCTTCCCGCCAGCCGACACGAACCGCGCAAACTCGATTTGTCGGGCCTCGTTCGCCTTCGCGAGCGACTTGCGCGAGAGCTTGCGGATCGTCACATTGACCTGCTGCCCGTCATCGCCAACAACCTGGACAACTTCCGTCACCTTGCCTGCGAACATCTGGGCTCCTCTATTGGCGAGGCGCGAGCCTCGCGAGTCTGTGTCTTGAGCGGCCCCGATGCCATCACCGGGGCCGTACGCCTACTAGCTCCAGGTCACCGTTCCGGGATAGGCCGGCGTGAGCGTGGCCTTGTACGTCGAGAGCTTGCCGACCGTTCCGGTCACTTCGTAGTCCTGGACCCAGACAGTCGTGGTCGCGGTCTTCGAGTTGCCATACACCACAACTAGATTGCGTGGCGTCCCGGTCGGACTGTAGTCCGGAGAAGACAGCACCGCATGCGGCCCGGTGTTCGCCGTGTCGTCGAAGAATCCGCCGATCGGGATGTCTTTCAGCGAACGCACCCCGGCCGGAAGTTTCCAGGTCCAGCTATCGCCGAACGCCGTCGCCTCTTCCATTGCCGACGCGATGGCCACCGCGATTGAACCGGTGATGTGGTGCTGGATAGCGCGACCAGTTCCGCCTGGCGCGTCGTCCAGGGTAAAAGTGACTTCTGCTGACCCATGCTTGCCCGTTGCCATACGAACCCCCTAGCTGCGGGCCAAGCCCGCGAAGAACGTAATTGATTGACCCGACCCTGCGCCCTCGAACAGCCACGACACCGCCAAGTAGCGATCCACGGCTCCGACGATGGCCACGCGCTGCGCCGTATTCGCCAGCGTCACGGCCGAGAATGCTCCAAGATCGCTCCAGATGGAATGGTCGGCGCTCTCGCGTATTGTGATGAGGCAGTCTGTGTAGCCTCCAAGCGCAAGTCCGGTCACCTGAAGATAAGCATGTCCGCCATTCGAGGTCTGCGCGCGCGTGAATGTTCCACCTGTGCCGCCCACGGTCACGTTGACCGGGATGCTAAACGTCGTGGTCGATATCACCGTGGCCGTCTGCTCGCCGTTGATACTCGGCGTTGACCCGCTATGCCCGGCAATGACTACGGTGTCTCCGCTTGTCAGGCCGTGCTGGCAAGAACAGGTGATGATCGACGGACTCGCGACGCTTGACGACGTGATGGGCACAGCGCGCGTTGCCGCTATTGCCGAGTTGTCCACATACGACACCTGCGTGTTCCCACTGGCCACCGTCTCGGCGCCGAGCGGATGCAAAACGACTCCGTCGTCAAGTTGCCCCTTGACCGACAAGCTGAGATTGGACTTGCTCAGCTTGCCGATGTTGGCCAGGACATCGTAGCCCTCCGCGAACACGCCCTCGACGCCGTAGAACAAAGCGCCGCTCGTGTTGCCCGCCAGACCGGCACAGACAACGCGCGCCGTCGTCGTGGGTCCATCGGTGGCACCAGAGAACTGCGCGTGAATCAATCCAGCCGAATCATCGAAGAAGGCCCCTTGCTGTGTAACTTCAACGGTGCGCACGCCGACGGGCGTCTTGTAGGTCGCGGAGTCACCCAGCCCGTGCGTGTCTTCCATTGCTGAGCTGACCTTGCGAGTCATCGACTGGAACTTAGATGAGAGCAGGTTGTATCCATCCACGAGATACAACGCACTCGGAGAGCCGTATTTGGCCATGCTACTCCTCGCTCTCTGCCGTCTTGGGCTCAGCCTTGCGGGCGAACCGCTTCAACGGCGCTTCAACGAACACAGGCGCTACGCGCTTCACTACGCCCTTGAGTTCTAGGTGCTCGACAGCCTCGGCGGGCACGCGCTCGCACGTCTCGCCCTCTGCCGCGAGCACGCCCCCCTCTCTGTCGTACACCGGCTTGACAGCCACGTGTGCCTTGCTCATATCGTTGTCTCCCCGACGAAGTGGTGGCCACAGGCTCCACATAGCACCTTGGCGCCTTCGCCAAAACCGGTCCCCACAATGCGCATTGCGTGTGGCGCATGGCACTGTGGACAATCCGCGTTCTTGCGCATCACGCGTCCGCTACCGTCAACCAGCCGCGCCGCATTGAAGGCGCCCGCCGGCTTCTCTTCGTGCATCGGAGTCATCCTTTCGGGTGGCACATGGCCTACGCTGAATTGCGTCATGGGGTGGCCACCGATGGCGACTTGACAAGGCGCGCGTTCACGACTACGTACACGCGCTGCTGCTCGTCGAGCTTGAGATGAAACGGCGGGATGACTTGCGACTCGTAGTAGATCGAGGTCGTCTTGGCCACTGTGTCTGCGAGCGTGACGTTCTGGAGAGCAAAGAGCGCTTGATAGACAGAGTCCGCCGTGGAGTTCGGTGTCTTCCAATCCCGCGAGGCGCCACGACACGTCACCTGGACACTGGCGTGCTCGCGAAAGATGGAGGTCGAGCCGAAGAAGCCTTCCGCCGAGCCGCCTGGCGTCTCGTGAATGCGCATGGCTGCATCTGGCGTCTCGGGAATCTCTTCTTTCCAGATATCTACGCCCACGGTGCCGATGCCGTAGGTCTGGAGGTAGGCCGCGAGTTCGTCCAGCATGGCCATTAGCCGAGCCCCTTTTTCAGATCGAGACGCGCCGCTACGCGCTCGCCGAATGTTGCCTGGGCCGCATTGATCGGGATTTCGAGATACTTAGCGTGTCCGACCTCGTGATGCGCGGCAGTATCCTCGTGGACGAACACCGCATAGCCGGCGCCCTCGGGAGACTTGGCCGTAGGTCCACCAACCGTGATCTTGACTTCCACCGCGCCGTCCTCGGTAACGCGTGGCTGCGTTATGTCGGTAGAGCCCTGCAAGATGCCGTGGCGCACAGGCGTCCCATCCTCGCTCTGCGCCTTGACGATGAGCCCCTCTTCGTAGATGGCTTCACCAAGTCCTAGCGGGACATACTGCCCGAGAGCGGCAAGCCTGGCCACGAGTGCGTCTGCGCCCTTTAGGCTCTCGTTATCCATCATCCGAGGGCCACCCGCACCATGTACGGCGCATTGGTCGAAGGATCAACGGCACCTTCAACGTTGAGCACATGTCCCATCCAGCCGTTCGGTAGCGTGATCGTGTCGCGCGGGTCGATCGGCTCTTTTCTTCCGGTCGCCCCATTGGCGGGGATTGGTTGAATGAATACGACCTCCGCCACCTGGTCCACGACGCGCCCCGTGTCTGTCGTAATCCTGCGCTGGCGCCATTGAACGACGGCCCGATACGACGTGCTCGCAAACGTCGGCGTCACGTAGCCATCGCTTGAATTGGACACCCATGCGTTATGTGTCACGGTCGCCTGTAGCGATTGCGTGACCGCCCCCACGATGGATACCGTTTGGCGAACCAGCGAATCAAGCCCAGCAGTCATCCGCGTGTCACCTGGGCAACAGCAAAGCCCTGCCCGCGCAGGCGTCCCCACCACGATGGAATCATGTTGGCTACCGCGTCCGGTATGATCGGATTGCTGATCGGGTCCTTGAAGCGGAGCTGCGCAGCGCCATACACCAACATGTAATCAATGTTGTAGCGCTTCGGCAGGAAGTCCCGCGTGCGGTCGTCGGTCATGAGAAACCCTGCCAGTTCAAACTGTGCCCACTTGAGCTGATCCGGCATCTGGTAGGGCTGGATCGGAGTCCACATGTTCCACGAGATCATGCCACAGCGCGGCCAGTGCAGGGCCTGAGTCTGCGTCGTCTGCCAGTTCATCCAATCGTAGTATTGGCCCAACATGCGACAGGCCATCAGGAGCGCCTTGTTCTTGAGGTCGTCGCTGCCCGTCCATTCTGTAAACGCCACGCGCCCGGCAAAGTAGGTCTCCGCCTCCGCCAGTGTTCCATAGGTATTGCTGCTGGACCCGGCGATTGTTGCGTCGAGCGTGGGCGTACTGGGCATTCCCTAGTGCTTCCTGCCGTCCGCTGCCCACTTGGCCATTTGATACGCGCCGTATTTCTTGATGCCCACTGCGGCGGCGACTGCTGCCGGATTGGCCGCGCCACTCTTCGCCGCCGCTCGTTTGATCGCGGCAAAGTTCTTGCCACTACCGAGCGCCGCGCCAGCGCTACCCTTCTTTGCCATCACTTCTTCCCCTTTCGCGGATTCCCGCGTGCGTCGTTGGGATGACTCTTGTCCCTTCCACCGCCCTTGACAAACGGCGCCGCCTTCTTACCGCCAAAAGTCTTGGCCATCACTTGCCTCGCTTCATTTTCTTCGCGGTCGCCCGCGCAACAGCCCAAGGATTGTCAACCTTGCCAGTGCGTGCGATCGCCTTCTCGATTTGCTTCACCTTGGAACAGCCAGCCTTGCCCACATTGCCTTCTAAGGATTCACTGCGGTGATGGTCGCGCCGTCCACGCCGCGCTCGAAGGTCATGTACACATTGCAGATGCCCGCGCCGGTTCCTGCTCCCGCGTCTCCCAGTACATAGACCTTCTTGCCAGTTTCGAGTATAGCCAGGGCCTTGGGAGTTGAAACGTACGTGGTCTGCGCGGCGAAGCTGGCCTTCGCCACGGCCAGAATGGGAGCTGACGCGCCCGTCTTGCCGTTTGCGTTGTCCACGGCAAATTCAAAGTTCGTCACGCCAGCGCCGGCCCAACCTGTCCCGTCGCACTGTGTCACGATCTCGACAAGTCGCACGATGCCGGTCGTTGATGCTGCCGTGATTGCGCCAGCCGTCAAGGTATTGTTGGGGATGTGCGACGAGGTGGCGGCGCTAACAATGGTGAAGCGTGTTCCGGCCTCTATTCCGAGCGTCGCAATGGCTGCCTGCACAATCGTCGATTGCGTGTCTGTCTCGGCATTGATCGCGACGGCATCGGTTGTGACGAGTGTTGGACGCGGTGCGACCTGGGCGTCCACACAGACGACCAGAGCGAACAACGCGACCGCTAGCCAGATTGCTCGGCGCATCTTAGTACCCTGCCTTGTAGTAGGTCACGGTGAGCGTCCCGCTATTGCCCGTCGTGCGGATCGCACGGAACGCCTTGAGCGCCTCGGGGCCACAGACGTCAAGACCCAGACCGGCAACCATCAGCGTGCCAACCGCAGACGTCGGCGCGGTACCGTCTGATGTGTAGCGGATCGGTGCGGTTTCGAGCTGCGCGAACGCATACGAAGCATTGGCAAGCTTCGCCGGAGTGAAACCGATAGCCGCGTTCGCAACCGTGATGCTCTCGTACGCGATCGGCGTCATCCTTTGCTCGAAGCCGGTACACGGACCTCCGCCGGCTCCGGACAACACCGGGAGCGCCAGAAGAACGACACAGGCCAACAGCGCCTTTCTCATGTCACACCTTCTTTTCTGGCTTGGCGTCCGGCTTTGGTTCCGGATTGGAACTGACCGGCTTGGCGTCCTTTGACTTCGCGGAGATCTTCTCCGATTCTGGCGCTCCGGTCGAAATACCGGCGGCCACCAGAGCTTTCGGAGGAGCCTCCGCCAAGAGCGTGTGTCGCTCTTCACAGTAGTCGCTCTCGTTGATGCGCGCCAGCGCACCCGTGCTCTTTAGGAGCACCTCAATCGTGGGTAGCACTTTGTGCATTGCTCTCTCCAATCGGTTCGACGGACGCAGTGGACTGCGTCTTGGACTTCAAGAACTGAAGCGCGTCGATCGCTCCCACCGTGTGATTCAGTTCCGCCACGAGATCTGCACGGTGGGAGTTGAGCTGCGCTAGCTGCTCGTCGAGCACCGCCTCGTCTATGATCACGAGATCGTACCCAGTTGGATGTAGTACTGAGTCGCATCGCCCCCGATCTTGCACGCGAGCTTATGGGTCTTGGTGAAACTGCCACTGCCCGACGTCGACAGGAAACCGGCCACGTCTTCGAAGGTCAACAACTGCGGCAGACGTCCGCCGTTGTAGATCGTAATGGCGCCGTCAATGGCGATCGTGCCGTTGTGCGAGATGCGCATGAGGTAGTCCCCGGCGTCGGCCTTGGTCGTGGCATGAGTGTCGATCCACGCCACCCAACGACGACCCACAGAACCGGCCGTAGCGTCGATGCGTCCGTAGAGAGCACACACGATGTTGGTCGAGTCGGTTGTCTGCGCCAATGCGTTCGGCTGCGCGCAGGCGTTTACCGCCTTCAGGTTGCCATAGTCTGCCGCGATGGCGGATGCCGAAGCGTCGATACAGGTGGTCGTCCCAACGCTATTGTTGCCATTGCCGGAGGCCGTGGTGTTCTTGGCGCGAGCACGCATGCGCCAGGTCGCAAACTCGCCAGTGTTGGAGCGGTTCTCAAGCAACAGCTTGCCGCCGCACTGCCCAGGAAAGAGAAACGGCACCCAAGTTGCCTTGGACGTGACAATCGAGCCGGTCGTCTCGGTTCCGGGAGTGTATCGCGACACGTCCAGCATCGGCGTAAACCGGATGCCGGTATTGCCTTGCGGATATAGGGAGGTGTCCATGTTGTCGTCTCCTGCCGGGTGGTCCCGAGGAGCCGGGAGCTGGCCCCGACAATTCCAGCCCCCGTGCTGTGTGGGGCTATGCCGCTATCGGCTAGCCCATGATGCGCACGCCAAGGGATGGACGCGGAACGGCGGCGCCGTACAGCGCGTCGAAGCTCCACTCCATCTGATAGAACTGATGGCTGACGACCAGGCGCAGAGCAAGGCCGCTGTCCTGATCGACGGCGGTTTGTTGCATGATCGCGCCCATGCCTTGCGGCAATTGCAGGCCTTCGGTCATCGGTGCCATGGCGAAGGCGATAGACTGCGGATGCGCCAAGAGGTTGACGGCGTGGTCACCCTGCACGGCGATGGCATCGTTGCCGCTGAAGCCAACCACCAGGGCCGGCGAGATAGTCACGGACGTGACCGTGGTGCCAGTGCTGCCATCGGCGGTCGCAACGTACTGTTGCGCGCTGCCCGCGATGGCGATGACGTCGCCTTCTAGGATCGTCCCGAGCGTGCCACCCTTGACGGTCAGCGTGGTGGCGCCGAGCGTGTGAACGCCGTTCAACTGATAGCCCGTGGCGCCGGTGCCCTTGTCGGTCTCACCGTAGGTGCCCGCAGTATGCGTCGGGACCAACTGAGACCAGCACTCGTCAATGTCCAGGCGCTGGAAGCTGGTGTCATACGTCCTGCGCAGCCCAATCCAGTTCGCATGGGCCGCAGTCGAGTTGATGAGGAACCGATCACCAATCGGCATGATGTTGTCGTTCGCGGCCTTGTCGGCGTCCAGGAACTCCTTGACGTCAGACCCGTACGGCGTGGTGCCCGCAGTGCCGACTGCGGTGTAGAACTTCTTGTAGGCCACGGCCCAGACATCGTTTTCGATCTGGTTCACGAGACCCTTGATCGCCTCGTTGATCTGCATGGGGATGATCCCACGATCGACCTGGTGCAGTTGCTTCTCGTCGAAGGCGAACGGCGCGCGATACCACTTGTTGAGAGTGATAGGCACGTAGCTCGGCGTGACCTGCGCAGAACCGGGCGGGACGTAGCTCGGCGACACTGCGGCGGCGCTCACTGCGGCCGGTACCACGATGTTGACAGTGGAGCCCGGCTTCGCGGCGTTGATCTCGGACTCGTACTCTCGGTTGCAGCGCTTCACTAGCTGGATTTGCTGGCGCAGAGTCGCAAGACCCATCGCGGCGACTGTGTTGAGGATGCTGGTGGTTACGACGGTTCCGATAGTCATTGTGGCAACCCCTGGGGCTCATGCCCCGCTTGTTGTTCTGCCCCGTCGGGGTTTGCCAGCCTGACCGTCGGTCAGCGGCTAGATCCGCTGCGCCTTGCGGTCCGTCGGACCCAGCCGCCCCTAGCTCGTCGGGCCGGGGGCGGTGTGCGCTGCGGTACGACTACGACACTATCAAGCTAGCACTTGCTATCTATCTTGTCAAGACAATACCTGCCAGGTATCCGCATCGGGGAACGGGCACAACCGCGCGTTGCCTCCGGCGTCTGTCACCTGCCATCGTGCTACGTACGGCTGCTCGGTTGCCGTGAGTTGTCCGACAGCCGGAGTGTAGGCGATCAGTCCGTTTGCGGCGTTCGTAATCACGATTCCGGAAGTAACCACCACCGTTGGCCGTACCGTCCCGAGCGGAAGCGTGGCGCGCACCAAGAGAGTAACGGTGCAGCCCGTCAGGCTCATGGGTGATCCGTTTTCGTACAGCGTGACAGCCCTAGTGGATGTGTCGCCTTCAACAAAGATCATGAGATTGTTCTCCTAGTCAAGTCGGAAACACTCGCGACGCGCACGATCGCTGCGGACCCTACCGTTGTCTGGCTCTGGCCGCTTGACGTCGTGGTCCTCATGAGGGATTCACCCGTGACGCGCACAAGCGGAACGCTAGCGGCAGACCAGATTCCAATGCCGGACTGCGAGACCGAGATAGCCGTTCTGGTCAGGCCCAAATCGGTAACAGTTCTCAATAGGGCCGCCACGCTAACCGAGCGGTTCTGGGCATAGGTGATCGATTCGTACCCCACTCCGGCCGTTAGCATTGCGTCGAGCGGAGCCAACCCCGAGCCGGATACATCGATCGCCACTGCGCCAGACGAGGACAACTGGTCTGAGATAGATACCCCAGCACCGACGATTGGTATCACTGCCGAGCCGGACGATCCTGCCGATCCGAACAGGGCCATGCCTTGGCCGCCTATTGGCACAACCCCGGACCCGACGCTGCCAAGCGAAAGCGCGCTCCACCCCTGCCCCGCGACAACAACGACGCCCTGACCCGCAACGCCCAAGGCGCTCAGCGTGCTCCCGCCACTACCTACGATCCTGACCGCGCCCGATCCGACGACCCCGACCGCCAGAGTAGCCGCGCCACTACCGGAGATGCGTACGGTACCGGCAGAGATCGTCGTCAGCGAGGCCAGCACAGTGGCGCCCTGCCCGGTGATGGCGGTGTCGATATTGGTCCCCGAGCCGGACGACAACAGCGCCGCAAGCGTGACAGCCCCCTGGCCACTACAGGCGACTTGGCCGACGCCCACAGACGACAGTGCCGCCAGTGCCTGCGAGCCAGCGCCCGCGACGGCTAGCACGGCAGCGCCACTCGCGGTCAGCGGGAGCAGCGGCGCTGCGCCCTGTCCGCCACACGCTACCTGGCCGGCACCGACTGACGATACGGCCCCCAGCGCCGCCGCACCCTGGCCCGATACGTCAAGTGATCCGGCCCCAACACACAACAGCGCCGCCAGTACGCATGTCCCCGCTCCGGTAATCGGTATTGAATTTGGATCGGCCGGAACCGTGGTGCCTGTCGGACACCAACGCGCCCGAGGCCGGAACGGGGATAGACGTATTAGCAGCGCCATCGAATTAGTTGAACGCGATCACTTCGATGTCCTGGACCGTTATTGTCTCTACGGTAGATCCTGATCTCAAAAACTGCACGCTCACAATGAGCGCGGCCGTAAGGTCGCACGAGCCAGACACGACCGCTCCCGATGCCGGGATGATCAATGGCTGCAATGAACTCGCCACTACTCCGGGGTTGAAATTGGCCTCCCCGCGGCAGAAGAGCGTGCCTGTTGATCCGAGTGAGCGAGCGTGGACGCAGACGTCCACATTCCACGAGAGGTTCGTCTGCGAAGCCGTTAGGGCGAACGTCGCACTCGACGCGAGTAGCACTCCGTTCGCATCCGCTCCTGTACCATAGTAGATCGCGAAACTTCCATTGCCAGGCGTGGCCGCAGTCGTGATCTTTCCGAACAATCGAATTCGCAGTTTCTTCCCGATCCGCGCAAAGTATTGCCCGCCAAGGACCGGAAACGCCGACGGCGTATAGAGCGCCTTCGCCGTCGTGGAGAGTGTGACTGTCGCCTGATCTGCGGAGCTGAACGGCTCGCGCAAATCGTTGTAGAAGATTCCATCAGCCATGGCTCACCTACGCATTCCCGTCAGTCCACGACTTCGCCGTGATCGTGACGGACTGGCCGACGTTGATGTTGAGGTTTTGGAGTTCGATGTCTCCACCTCCGCTCGTGACCGTCAGCGTGCCCTGCTCGTGGCATGTCGTACCAGAGGAGTCGTAGAGACGATAGTGCCCAGCCACACCGCTAGCGATTGCATTGGCCTGCCATGTGCCGAGCAGCGCCTTGGTGCCGCTTGCCGCATTGGACGCCCAATCGGACGGGCACGTGATCGAGACGAGCACTGTACCTCCATCCGCCGCTGCGCAGTTGGCCGGGAGGGTGCCGGTCACGATCTTGAGTAGTGGTGATGTGCCAACGGCCGCCTCGATTGCGTCCAGGCGGGCGTTTCTAACGGCTACGGACAGTTGAACTGACATAACAACCTCCTATCTAAATACCACCGGCAGGCCGGTTTTTTTGTCGACCATGCGCTTTTGCTTGGTGTCGTACTCAAGGCCAGTGCCGAGGTATTCAGGGTCGCCCTGACCCTCGATCACGATCTGCCCATCCTGCATGCGCGCCCCGCTTCCGCGTGCCGCCGCCGGGGCCGGAGCGCCGCCGCCGCTGCTGGGCTCGAAGAGGAACGCGCGCTCCCGCATCTGCGCCTTCATCCACGAATCGAGATCCCACGCCGAACCAGTCTCGGGATTGATCGCGGTTGGCTGCGGTACCACCTGGCCATCGCGCACCTCGAAGATAGAGCGCGCCTCGTGCGTCAGATAGTCCACGCAGTTGCCGCGCCCGCGCGCTGCCAGAAAGCGCCTGCCGATTGTCTCCTGCAATGTGCGCTCTGCGTTCGCGCGCTCAGCATTCGCCCGCGCCTGACGCTCGGCCAGAAGCTGATCGTTGGCTTGCTTCACCATGCCAGCCAGCGAGTCAAGCTGCGCCTTCAGCTCAGTGTACGCCTGCGCGCCCTTACCGCCCGTCTTGGTCTTGATCTCGTCAGACTCGGCCTTGAGCCGCTGATACTCGGCTGGGTCGATACCCTCGAAGAAATGGGAGCCAGGCCAAGGATCTTGTCTGTATCCCAAGCACTCCTCGTCGCACGGTCTGTTCGCCATTGCCGGCGCAGCGTCTCGTCCTATTGGCTTTTTGCGAAGTCCGCAAGTCGTACAGGCCTGGTCACTCATCTACCTTCTCCTTCGCTGGCGGCGCGGCCAGCCGGCCGTCCGGGACAAGGGCGAGACGCGCGTCCTCAAGCATCATTCGGACTGTTGGTCCCTCGCGCACCTGCCCGTGCGTTATCCACCTCCGCACCAGCACCGACCTCTCACGCAGGCGAGACTTGAGAGCGGCCACTTCGGCACGCGTCTCGTCTCGCGCGGCCTGCTCGCAGCCTTCGCGGTAGGCGGCGATCGGCAGAGCGGGGTCAATGTGATTGTCAACCGCGCCGAACACCCTGTTGCAGCACAGTCGATCATTGCTCGTAATCTCATCTTCGGTCATGGTCGGCCCCCTTCGCCTTCTCGTCCGGCGCGGTCTCTGCGAGAAAGGCGTTGGCGCTACGAATCCCTTTCTCGCCCAACGCTGAGCAGGTGGTACTCTCGACGCATTCCGACAAGAGCAGCGCGACGATATCCCGCGCCCGCCGAAGTTTCTCGCGCAGGCGGCAGACTTCGTCCTGCTGTGCGCCTTCCGTCGCCATCCCAGACCACGCGATTGGCATCACTCCCCCCCGATCTTGTCCAGCTCCGCTTCGATGCGCTCGCGAATGGGAGCCTCTGGCACATGCGCCGCGATCACGTCGAGAGCTGTGCTGAGGATCTCGTGCGCCTGCCGTAGCAGCTCGCGCAGGAGGCGGATCTCGCCCTCGGCGTCTTGCCATGCGCGCTCTCCGGAAATACGCTCGCGCCGCTGCGCTTCCAGCTCTCGATTCGGCTCTGTGTACGGCGCCATCACTCACCCCCGTCGTCGTACTTGGTCAGGTCCACGTCCAGATCCATGAGCTGCGCCACCATGCGCTCGACAGCATTGGCCCATGTCCCGATCCCGCTCTCGTCGAGCGCCTTGCCGATTGCTTTGGCCATCTCTCGGGCGTCCTTGCGCGCAGCCGCTAGATCGTCGCGTAGTTTTCCGGCCACCTCTGGCAGATCGCTCCATCCGTTCATACGCAGCGGATCGACCGGGACTCCCTTGAGCGCGTTGGCCGTCTGGTGCAACAGGCTCGACATCCTGTCTCGGGATGACTCTTCCTCGGCCAGCTCGGCGTGCACCATGTCGCGTTCGGTTTTGAAAAGTTCCTCCGCGGCACGTGCCAAGCTGTAGTGCTGCCGGATCTCATCGCGCTCTTGTTCGGCCTGTGCCAGTCTTGCCATGGTTTCGGATTCACGATCCAAGGTGTGTCCCCATTTGATTTCCCACTGTGCCAGCTCGGCGCGCAGCCCATCGATGGTTTTAGTGCAAGTCTCAAACTCCCGCTCGATCTCTTGGTTAACCGGATCATCTGGCGGCAGTAACGCGTTCGCGCGTTGCAGGAGTAAGTGCAGGCGTCCGACCTCTGATCTAAGTTCTACGTTCACGTTGCGCTGCACTGCGTAGTCGTTCACCTCGGCGCGCAGTTTGTTGCATTCGTCCTCGGCTGCACGCACGCGCTCATCGTGTCGCTGCTCGTTGATGACCAGATTCTTTTGGGCGGCATGTGCTGTGGCTAGTTCTTGTTCTTGTTCTTTCAGCGCCCTTCGCGCCAAGGCAAGCATTTCCGAATCAGAGACGCGCCCAATTCCCAACGCCTTATTGCGCTCAGCCTTGAGCTGCGCGATCTCCGCGCGAAGTCGTTCGTTTTCGCGATACGCTTCGGCGAGCGCCAGCGCCTTCTCGCGCCCAAGGGCTACATTGCACCGCTCAAGCTCCGCGATCCTGGCGCGCAGCTTGTCGCGCTCCAGGCGCACGTCGCGGGACTCCTCGACGGCGGCAGCGAAGTAGTCGATGCGCTGCTCTAGGTGGGCAATCCGCTCATCCTTCGCGGACACGGCGTCGCGCACGAGGGCCTCGATTTCATCTACAAGGCCTCCTTCCGTGAGACGCAAGCCCTCGCCGTTTTTGTGGAATGCGAATTCGTCCATTCGCTCGGCACGTTCCCTAATCTCCGGGGACAGTGACGACGGAAGCACCGCTCGCACGCGATTGGCAGCCGCCTGCACTTCCGTCGAACACTTCGGTCCCAGCAGCTCCTCCCGCACGCGCTGCTCCCGCGCAGAGACGAGGGCGCGGATGTCGTCTGCGAGATTGATCGCGTGCCCCTCTTCGGCGTGCTCCTCGGCCAAGTCGTCGATCTCGTCTCGCGTGTTCCCCGCCAGGTCCGCCTGGCTGCTGCCGATGTCGGTCTCTTGCTCGTTCATGGCTCGATCTTTCCTGATTCGATTTCATGGATGCGCAGCAGAATGCAATTGCGCGCATTCGTGCTCGGCTCTTGTCCACAGCAGTCAGCAGTATAGGCCGCCTGCTTCAACCCTCCGATGTACGCTTCCTTGATCGCGTCGGCCTCTTCGCTCAGTTCTTCGGCCAGATTGCGCATCCATGAAATCGAATACCGATCCACCGCACCCACATAGTTGGCCTTCTCCAGCAACCTCGCCCGCGTCGCTCGCCAGTCAGGCTTGTCGCTCATTGCTCACCACCTTCAAGCACCTTGATCGCCTCGCGGATATCGGCCTCTCCGAAGAGCCGCGCAAAGTCCTTATTGGGACACCGCTTGGATGCTCGAAGCACGCGCAGCGCCCACCGCAGCGCCATGCGCGCCCCATCTTTCCTGTCAACGCAGGCCTGGCACGTTCCGCACCGATCCTCAAGTTTATCGAGCAGCGCCTGCGTCCGGCGGCTCGGCTTGCTCATCGCTCACTCCGCGGCTCATAGGGCCACGCGCGGCACTGCTGTTGTGAGTCTGCCCAATCCCGAGCCAGCCTGGCCGCGTGCTTTTCGTCGTCTTCCACCGCCATGAACTTCCACCCGCTCCACCTTCCGGTCGGGTATCGCTCACGAAACTGCACGCACCACAGGCAATCCTTGCGCTTCATTGGATCTCCACTGTCGTTTCGGATAGCCTGCCAACCCCGCTCGAGCTGCTGAGCCGCAACACGCCAGAGTGCCCAGGGACCGCCGACGCCAACGTGTTGAACTGGATACCCAACTCGCACGCGCCGGAAGCCATCGACCAGGCCGGATGCGAAGATGTGCTCGCGCAGCGATGCCAGCCGCCGTTGTAGTCCACGCCCTCCACGAGCGTGCCACCGTCCTCGATACACCAGGTGCCGTCCACCACGGCTCGGCAGTCGCCACGAAAGAGCCACATACCCAGAGGATTGCCGGGAAACGCTCGCGTTGAGGACGCCCACCAACTCACCGCCGGATCGCTCGCATCGGATGGCACGGTTGCTCGGCATTGGTGGTCTATCAACGTCGCCCCGCCGGTCACCGACAACAGGCGCACCCACCACACACGGACGCCTGGCAGTGTGCGAAGCGGCACAGGAATCGCGATGGCAGCAGCGGTCGCTCCGTCCGGGAATGTCACCATAGCCGACGGAACGTCAGACGCCGTGCAGTCAGCTCCGCCCGTGTCGCAGGTGACTGAGTAGGTGAGCGTAATCGCGCCTTGGTGACCGTCCTTTCGATTGACAGTCACGACTACTGCCGGAGCGTCGGCCGCGACTTGGAAGTTAGTACGCGGCAGCCAAAGCGCGCCCGGCCCAACGATCGGAGTCGGCACTGGCGTCGGCGCGGGAAGATCCTCCGGCTGCGGCTTGCCCGGATCGCGTCCAAGAATGATGCCCATGCCGCGCGTCAAGTACGGTCCGAACCCCTGCTCCCGCGACCCGCTTCCGCGCCCCCAGGAGAACGGGTCAACGCCAACGCACTGTGGCTCATGCGCATGGCACCACTGATATGCCGCCAGCAGCACGGCCTCGTTGTTGCTCTTGCTTAGATAGGCCCCATTCCGCGCGTAGCCCATGCCGACCACGATCATCGGCTGCGGAGAGATAGCAACGCGCGCGCGATCCAGTTCGGAGTTGACCTTGGCGATTTCGCCGGCCTGCGGCCCGGTTCCGGGTGGGTCTGCGTACGCCTCGGTCGAGCAGATGTCCGCCGCATGGCAGCGCGCCACGCCTTCTGGCTCCCAGAGTTGCGGTGTCGCCTGGTTGATCTCGAACGGCTTCGGCGGCAACCCCATCGCGGAGATCGTTGAGCGCAAGAACCCAGCAGCCGCTACGACATCGCTCGCTTTCCCGCCATACTCGTCCAGCGAGTCGAACTCGACGTACAGCACGCGATCCCACACTACGCGGAACGCCTCCAACTGCGGGCGCAGGCAGTTGTCGTCCGCGATGACCCCACCACCGACCGCCACCGTAACTCCAGAGCGCTGAGCGAATGCCTTAACGCGCGGCCCGCGGTCCGTCTGTTCCACCACAGCCGGCACAACCTGACCGCCGATCATTGCGGACAGCGACGACGTAGCTCCGCACGCCTTGTCGTTCCTTCCCGGCACGTAGTCGAGCGCGGGCAGCCAGCCCTTCGTTGAATGCACACTGATCCCAGCAACGTACTTCGCCAGCGAGGCGAGCTGCTCGGCCATCGGCGTGTCAGTCCTCGGCTGCACGTCCCATCCACCGAAGCGGAACGCCGTCACGAACGGCTCACATTCTTTCCAGAGCTGCGACTGCCCCGTCTGTGCCTCCCACCGCGAGCCGACGCACATGTACACGCTCGCCACACGACTCGGGATCGCGAGCGCAGGGACCGGCGTCGCTGTAGGCTGCGGGGTCGCAGTCGGCACGGCCATAGGCGATGGCGTAGGCTGGGCTGGCGGTTTAGGCGCAACGTGCACGCAGGCCGTGGCCAGCAGGGCGAGTAGCAGGTAGCGTTTCATGGTTCACTTCTCCTGATTGGGATCGACAAAGACAAATCCCTTCTGCCGATAACAAGAAAGCAGCCTCTCTGGCTTGGCCGTCCATGGCGGAGTTTCCCACAGTCCGACCCGCCGCCGCATGATGCTTTGGGCGTCCCTGAGATTCCAGCATTCCTTGATGCCGTATGGGTTGTTGCCATTGTAAAAATTCTCGCTGCACCCTGCGCACTTCGACGGCATCACCCCTCCTCGATCCTCGTTGACTCCTCTTCGTCTTCGGGGAACGGAACCGTGCGAGGATCAACCCCAAGGAAGATGCCCTCGGAAGTGGTTTTCCCGCAATCGCAGCACACACGCGCATCCGGATCGGACATGCACGTAGGGTTACGCCCCGGGGACCTGACCGCATAGCAGTCTCCGCAGATTGGCTGAGTCCAGTTCATCACTTCGCCTCCCCAAGAGCCGCCAGCAATACCGCGTCCACCTTGGCGTCGTACTCTGCCCACAGCGCGTCCACCTTGGCGTTGTCGAGCTTTATGGCAAGCCAGTCCACGCCCAACCCCAACTTGCGCGCCTTGCGTATGCTGGCCATTGTCACTGGAGCGCCCTTCGGCCAGGACTTGCGAAACGCACGCACGTCCTTACGGCACGCCCCCAGCTTGCGCAGGTAAGTCCAGGTCAAAATATTCATCGCATCTCCCTCAGCACGGAGGCCATGCCGGCAAAGATGTCGGCAGCTTCGCATCGCGTCGCGACTTTGTCGCACCATTCCGAGTGTGCCAGCGCCGCCCGCACCGCACGCGCGCCCTGGATCGCGTGACATGGAAAGCCCCAGCCGCATTGTCCGCACGCCTTGCCGATCTCTGGATCGTCCATCGGCTCGTGCTGCTGTTCAACCTCGTCGCAGAACGCCAGCAGCTCGTCGGCTGAGTTGCTCGTGGCCGTCTTTTTCATCGGCATCGCTATTTCTTCGCTTCTATTACCACCACGCGCTTCATGTCGATCACGCACGGCGCCATGCGCGGGTTCAACAACCCGAAATCCCTGGCCCGCCCTGCCGCAATTTCCGCGCTACTTAGGGCCTCTCTTATGGACATCGGAATAGACTTACTTCTTCCGGGATGCCACCACACCCACAACTCACGTTTCGACATGCTCGTCCCCCATCTTGAGCGCGCGGACGGTTTCCGCGATGTCTTTCCGACCACACAGCCGGCATAGTTTTCCTGCATCGTCCAGCTTCGCGTTGACAAGAGCCCTGATCTCGTCGGCCAACTCGCCTACCCTCTGACAGCCTATTTGCCCAGGACGATATTTCCCGATCACCGATTCGGCTATGTCCCACGCTTCGTCTGGATGCGTCATCAGCAGCCACCCTTACGACCGGTTACAATGGCCGTGTCCCACTTGTAGGACTTGCAGAACGGGCAAGCTGCCGGCTTGACTACTCGCGGCACCCACGCAAACCCACACCGAATGCACAAGGCCAACTTCGGCTCGCTTTTCTTCTTCATATGCTTATTATATGACTTGCCGCATGCCCTGTCAAGGACTATTCGTCGTCGCTGCCGGGTTCGCGGTCGGGACCATCCCGATACGGCAGCCTCGCCTCAGACTGCCGCGCATCATTCAGCCCCTCGTTCCACGTCCTATCCGTGCTCGGCTCGACTGCCGGCACGCGCTTGACGCCCTCGCTATCCTTGGTCAGCCCAGCCTCAAGCGCCAGGCGCCGGATGTAGGCCACCGTGCCCTCGGATGGCTGGCGCGGGAACCTGCGCGCGGTATCCACCAGCTCCTGCTCCTGGCCCACGTAGTCCCACAGGCTCTTGGCCATTCTCATAGCAACTCGTCACTTTCTTCGAGCAGCCTCTGACGCCGGCCACCGTCCCCCAGCTCAGCGAGGGGCACCTGCTCCTTGATCTCGACCCACGCCTCTACAAACGCCTTGCGCCTAAATGGCTCGCTCGACTCCTCACACCACTCGAACGCGTGGTCACCACCGGCCGCCAGGAACGCGTCACGCCCAGCCAGCCCGAAGCGCTCGCAGATCTGCCGCTGATTCAGTCCGCGCCCGCCCTGGTAGGTCTCCACGATCTTCCAGTACTCTTCCACTGCACGCGCCTGCGGAACACCTCGCGGGACTCCGTAGCGCAACAGCACAGCCGGCAGAGGAAAGAACTGCTCTTCCGACAGCACGCTCTTGACCGCAGTCTCCCACTGCTCCGAAGTCAGCCGCTCGCCCAGAACGCTGTAGTAGAGTTCGGCCAACTCGTCGGTCGGCTTCCGAGAGAACGCCACGCACAGCAGGGCCATGCCGCGCGCCAACTCATCTGTAGTCATTTAGCTGCCTCATGCCTGGACACGAACCGGGATAGCACGGCCTTGGTCTCGTCAAGGCTCTGCTGCTCTTTCGACTTCGGCGCCACGCACTCCCCGGACCACCGGCCATACGTGGCCGCGAACCGCTCAGCGCTCGCAAACTCAGCCTCGCTCTGCGACAGGTACGATTGCCACGCCGCCCGGACCTCGGGCCAGCCATGAGCCACGACTAGCGGCTTGAGCGCTTTCCCGATCCGACCGCCAGGAGCCGAGCCCTTGAAACGGGCTATCCAATCGTCGCAGGCTTCGCGGGTCCACGACGCCGGAGCGGTAGCGACGGAACTCTGTTTCTCTGTTTCGTGTTCGTGTTCGTGTTCGTGTTCGTGAGCTTCGTTTTGCTTCGCGTTTGCTTCGGTTTTGCTTCGAGCCAACGCATTGGCAGCGCGCACCTTACCGGATTTCTCGCCCCCTTGTCGCCCGGCCCGCTCCCTCGACCTGCGAAGCAAACGGTCTCTTGCTTCGTCGTGATAGCGCGAGTGGTTCAAGATTCTGTACCCATTCGGGAGCTCCTCGATGCGCCGTCCTTCGAACTCTGGACTACGGCTTGAGCCGTCTGGAGACAGGAGCACGGCTAGGCAGGATTCGACCTTGTCAATAGGTAGCAACGTCTTGCCGGCTAGGATCGGCTTGGCTATCACCACGGTCCCATCCTGCGGGCCACGCGGGTCCTGGGCCAGCTCAAGCAACACAAGAAAGACGCGCAGCACGTCGCTCTCTTCGGCCCAGAGAGAGGAACTCAGCAGACGCCTAGAGACCTTGAAATAGCCATCCGAGTAGACCGGTCGTCGTCGCGTCATTCGTCCTCCAAGTGCTAGTCGGTGCCGGCCTCCGCTTGGAGGACCGGACGCGCGACCTGGCGGCCTTGCGGCGGGAGCTACCCGCAACCGGCACCGAACCTATCCTAGCATAAGTCAACCGCACCTAATGGAAAGAACCATCAGCGGTGTTCTATAGATCGCGTGCCGATAGCACTCGCGCCAGCCAAGGCTTTCGAGGTGCCTCTGTAACTCTTCAGTGGTTGCCCAACGAAAAATCAAAATAGATTCCCCTGTTCACATCCTAGGCATGCCGGAGAAAACCAAATCCTCTCGCGCTTCCCGTTTCCTGAGCGCTCCTCGGCTTGTCCGCCGAAACCGTCACCCGCCGACCACACATGCACAGACCAGGAATCCGGCATCTCGTGCTCACCTTCGTACCCGCACAGCGCCACGCGCATCTGTGGATTTTCGCCCGCCTCTATTGCCCACGCCCTGACAGAATGCGCGATAGCGTCGGAGTCCTCTATATACAGGGCGGACGTCCGCTCTGCGGTGTCAGCGTAAGGCGGGTCGAGAAAAACGCCTGTCGTGCCATGCTTGAACGTCACGCTAGGACCGCAGACGCGCGACCAATCGCCCGAGCACACGCGCACCCTAGAGAGACGATTCGCAAGCGCACTGAACCAAGGAACGAGACGTCCCTGCCCATTGTCCCCGAGGTGCACGAGTTTCCGGTTCACGCCCTGCCCATTGTCCCCGAGGTGCACGCGTTTCCGGTTCACGCCCTGCCCATTGTCCCCGAGGTGCACGCGTTGCCGGTTCACGCCCCGCCCATTGTCCCCGAGGTGCACGAGTTTCCGGTTCACGCCCTGCCCATTGTCCCCGAGGTGCACGAGTTGCCGGTTCACGCCCCGCCCATTGTCCCCGAGGTGCACGAGTTGCCCATCCCTCACACTCCAAGGTCCGCGCCCTGAGCAGAAGCCGCTACCAATCCAGCACGACACTCCCCATACCCACCACCCGGCAATTTTAGAATCACAGAACTCGGGATCACCTTCTAGTCGCGCCCGCAACGTATCGCGTTGTCCGACAAGCCAGGCGTGTCGGGCGTGTAGGTCGTTTTCGTTGACCGGATTGTCGGCATGCTCTGCGGTTTCTTCGGGATGGAGCTTGATAGCGCGCCAAAAGTTGGCAACATATCCATCTAGGTCGTTGATGGTTTCGTTGCCACGACTTTCAGGACGCCCCAACAAGACGGCCCCGGAACCAAAGAAGGGCTCAACGTAATTGTCAACCGCTCCAAAACGCTTCCATACCTCTGCGGCCACCTTGCGCTTGCCTCCGAACCATGGGAAAGGGCTAGGTAGCGTCATGGGGCCGCCTTCGCGCACGCCAAACACAGCGGAGCCTCACCATACATCCCGAAAGTCCACTTCTCGCACCGCGAGCACTTAGCGTGGACGCCAACATGCCGCTCGCCGAGCCCCTCGATCCGCCCTGGCCAGTTGAGCACGCGAAAGCCGTTCGGTAGGATTTCTATTCGGCGTCCATCGCGGTCCTGCGTACGGCTCTCGTCATCTGGCGACGCGAGAACAGACAGGCATTCCTGTAGACGTTCCTCTGACAGAAACATCTTCGCCGCGAGTTGCTTTCTGGCGATGAAGACCGCCCCGTTCCTTGGCCCGCCAGGATCCTGGCTCATCGCCACAAGAGCCGCGTCGAAACCCGCGAACGTCGTCTGGCGAGACGTCTCGAATGGATCTCTCGTCAACATGAGCCTCCGGGAAGAGTTGCGCGAGCCACGCGCACGGGAACGGTTCTGAGTCGTTGAAGAACGGCGCGGCAATAGGGGTCCCACTCGACGGCGCAGACGGGCTCGTGTCCGAGGAGGAGGTCACAGAGCAACCCTCCACCTATACCCGCGAACAAGTGCATGGTACGCATTCATGTTACCTACCGATCCTTTACTCGGCCACCTTCGCGCTCGGATGGCACGCACAGCCAAGCTCCTCCGCCAGCATCGCTACCCATGGCTCAATCCG